GTGCGAAACTCCTCAATGGTAACGACATTAACAACAACCAGACGAGAAGTATCAATCCCACGCGATTCTAGGAGTGACTTATTAACAGCGGCTTCAGTATCAAAGTAGAGACAATAACCATCGGGGTGAGTATCAAGAAAATTCTTAACCACAGCGAGAGAAAAGAAAGTCTTTCCAGTAGAAGACTCTCCAGCAATAGCAGTAATTTTATTACCAGAAACACCACCAAATATACTGCCTGAAACCAGTGCATTAAAGATATACGAACCCGTGTCAACATAAGTTTCTGTCTCATCAATGTCGGAAGCGAGTTTGGTATACTCCCCACCCACTTCTTTTACGATTTCTTTAAGAAAGTCCATAATCACTCAAAAATATAGTGTGGATTTTGAGATTTAAAAGTCTCTACCTGTTCTTTAGTTTTAAAGAATTTGAAGAGTGTTGAATTTGGAAACTCTTTAAGTTGATATTTTACTTTAATCATTATGCTACCATCCCGTATTGTTCACGAAGTATTTTTTTATAAGGAAGTCCTTGCTCGCGGAGTTCACTTACAAGTTTTAATTTTTGATAAAGTTTAGTATCACCACCAAGTGTGAGTGATTTAACGATTGTATTCAGTTCTTCATCAGTAATAGGAAGGTCCATCAGGTAAAAAAGAGTTCAAGGTTTACAGTTTTTTCTACAGACCACTTGATAGAATCAAGAATAATCTTAAGTGGTTCTAGAAATGCTTTCTCAAATTGTAAATCATAATCTATGTATTTGTCAAGGTGAAGTTCTTTTGGAAAATCCTGAATGAATGAAATGACATTCTCGTGAATTGTATTTGGTTTCTTAAGATAAACAAATTTAATCTTTTCACCATTTTGTATGGTAGAATACTTATTAGTAAGTTTGTTCTTCTTAATGTAGTGATTAAATAACAGTGCTCCGCGAATATGAATAGGAGTTCCCTTTAAGTAAATATTGGACGATGATTGATACTTCTGAACATCGGATGCTGACCGTGGAAACGAAACAGATTCTGGAGAAAGTGTTCTGAATTCAAGGCGACATCGGTCAATATAATTAATCATATCTTCTTCGGTGCCGCTCATCATAATGTTAAAAGAGTCCTTGAGCATTTTGCGACAGGGTGCGGGTGTTGAAGATTTGATTGCTTCAATACCCATAATCTTGAGTTTAGGTTCCTCATAACGAACACCCTCACTATCCCACACATTCAGGATATAACGCTTCTTTGCCGTCCAGATTCCACGCTCAGCGATATTCTCACGCTTCATCTGCATCTTCTGGTCATAAGCATTCACATAGTCAGCCAGTTCTTGGTAGCAACCTTCAATATACTTTTCAAGTTCCACCTGACAGATCTTATCAAGGAACGAAACAACGCTTTGAGTAGTTTTCTCTCTTCCCTTGTATACAGTCTCAACCAGAGGACCCATATTAAGATAAATGGAATCGGTGTCAGAAGCAATAACATAATCAACCCCATCAGTTTTAAGAATCTTATTTAGATAGGCATTCATCTTGTTCTCAATCCAACGGATAGAAACCTGACCAGACAAAGTAATTGCCTCTGCATTAGCTAATTTATAATAACGGAAATACTGATTGCCAATAGCACCATAAGCAGAGTTAAGTTGAATCTTACGTGCCATCTGAATGTTATTACAGCGAGCGATCTCCTTTACTAATTCTTTGTTCTTTGTTTTTTCATACTCTTGCTTGGCAGCAAGCATTTTCTTTTTGTAAATGGTACGATCCTGATAGATTTTTTCCATTAGTTCTGGAAGAAATCCGCGTACATTCTTACGGAACATTGCCCCGTTAGCACATACTGCTTTATCCTTATACAACTCAAAAGTAAGATCCTGATTGAGAATCTTATCTACGGTTACACTTGGATGCTTCTCATCCAGAAGAGTTTCTGGTGAGATGTTGTACTGCATAATCAGGTGAGGGTATAGGGAGTTAAGGTCAAATGATACAACCCAATCATACTTTCCAGGAATTGGTTCTTTTACATAAGCACCAGCATATTTGGAATCTTTATCAGAACGTTCTTTGGGAGGAATCACAATATTCCTCTTTTTCAGATAATTGTAGATAATTGTATCCCACATTCTTACTTGAAAAAACACATCAACAAAATTGACTTTTGCGTCAAGTGCCATTGTCACAGCAAGTTCAATGAGTTTCATCTTATCTTCCAGACGATCAACAAGTTTCACGTCAAGAATATTGTACTCTACAAACTTTTGCCAACCTTTAGTATAAAAATCCTTAAAAGTATCAAACTCAGAGTGATCTAGTTTCTTTTGACCCAGTTCCACATTTGCGATGTGATCAAGGCGATAAGATTCTTGATTTGTATAAGTAAATTTTTTATACAAATCCAAATAATCTAGTTGAGTTATTCCACCAACATCGTAAGAAATATGCTTACGGCCAGAAATATAGACTTCATCTTCAGTTACAAGTCCCCAAGGAGACAATCGCTTCATTAGTTTTTCACCAATAACACGATCTAAACGACGGGCAAGATATGGAATATCATATAGTTGAATATTCCACCCAGTAATTACTTCTGGAGTATTTTCTTCAATCATCCACCAGTTGATAAAATCATGCAACAAATCATACTCGGTAGAAAATTGTTTATAAACTACGTCTTTACTTGAATTATTGAAAGGTCCAAGACCCCAAGTACGAATCTTTTTAGAAGAATAGTCCTGAATAGTAATTAAAAGAACTTCCTCCGCTGCAGATTCTACATCAGGAAATCCATTCTCAGAGGCAACCTCAATATCAAGAGTTGTAAGTTTAATTTTGTTGATGTCAAACTTTAATTCTTCTTCAGGATATGTTTCAGAAATATATTGATAGATATACTTTTCGTTCCCATAGATTTTAAATCCCTCAACATTCTCATACTTTTTAATAAATTCTCTACACTCACGGACAGTTCCAGGATAAATTTCATCCACATACTCTCCCGTAAGAGTTTTATATTTTGTTTTTTTATTTGCAGGAATAAAAAGAGTCGGGTTAAACTTCTCACGAGTCATAAAGTGTTTTCCATCTTCATAACCACGAACCAAGAAGTGGTCCCCGACCATCTGAACGTTAGTATAAAATCTCATCAGGCAGTTAATTCAAGATACTTTTGAATAATTTCTTCTTTTGGTTCAACTACAGTAAGAATATCACTGGAGCGAAGCATCAATTCGTTTTGACCAGATACTTCTGGCCAAGGGACTAATTCACCATCAACGAACTCATATGGGTTGATTATTTTGCAGTTAGGTTCTCCTACATCGGCATCAATCTCAACAACTTCACATATGACAACGTTATCAACCTTTAGTAGAAGTCCCTTGATCTGTTTCTTTTTTGAAGACATTTACTCTCTCCTCATACATTTTTTTCACAGACTCCATTGGTTCGACAACTGTAACCACCCAATCAGGTTTGATTGGAATAGAAGTATCAGATGTCAAAAGAATCCACGGAGACATAGTGATTTCGACCATATGATCACTATCTTGTATTACTTCTTCGGTAAGAAGAAGAGACTTTTGACTAGTAATTTTAAAAGGATTGCCTAAAAGATATCCAACAATTTTATCTTCTTCAACAATCAATTCTTTTGCATCAGAGATAACGGTCTCTCCAGATTTTAAAATAACTAATTTAATTGACATGAGTTTAGTATTTTCTCCTAGTATTATAGCAAATGTAAAAGGGAGGTGTCAACTGGTTTTTGCCAGTTACCTCCCGTGATATACGCCGACGATATTCAAATTTATTTATAGATAGTCCTTTCTCTTATGATACTCTGGAACAATCCTGCCCAAAGTAACAGTGAGAAGTCCATCTTCAAACTCTACTGCTCGCACTTCCGTATCGTCCGAGAGCGTCCAGGTCCTTGTAAAACTTCTTTGTGCTAGACCTTTGTGAAGATAATTGGAATCTGTTTCTTTATCTTCTTTTTGTCCCTCTACAAAGAGTTTACCGTCTTGAGTATAGACAAAGACCTCTTTCTTTCTAAATCCTGCAAGGGCAATCTCAAGTCGTGATTCTACACTACTAACTTGAACTAGATTATATGGAGGATAGTTAGAAGTCGTTTCGTGCAGATGAAAGAGACGGTCAAAGTATTCGTCCATTCCAATAGAGTTGCGAGTAATCTTCTCCATCAGTGCAGGAAGATCCGCAGCAGTATACCTTGTTAGGTTAGTCATTTTAGTAGCTCCTTTAAAAGCGAGTTTGT